TTTTACATGGACAATAACTGGATAAACCAGTCCCTTTTAGATGGAGGGCCCAACCATAGTCTCAACTGAGGCGACATCTTGCGTTCTTTAAAGCATACATTATTGCGATCGGTATACAAGTCCTAATAGAGTATAGGCAACCTTTCTAAAACCAAGACATGAAAACAAAATCTAATTTAAATTTAATTACTAGCACATCGACTAGTAAAACTAAATTAGACAAAAGGTTAAATACCTTTGCTTTCACGTCTAAGGTCATAAATTGGTTACGTTCTTCTATAAAGGAAGAGCCTTCCATTCCAACGCCGCTACTCGAGAAACTCTGTTCAAGGTTCGACAGAATCCTTAGGGGTAGGGGGGTAAAAGAAACTCTGCGTTACGTGAAAGCAACGCGGAATAATTTCTATAATTACCTATCCGATAATCCTCTTAGGGATAGTGCTTCACCTTGTTTTGGAGAAAGCTCGTTCCCATCAATCCTAGGCCCTTTAAAGCCGTATGTAGATAGCAATAACCAAAACGTAATACGATTGGTTCTAACTATCCTAACAGCGACTCGGGCCATAAAGGTCAAAGGGGAAGCAGACATCTCAACAATCACACAAGCCTGCAAAGGTGACGTACCTGATTTAACGAGATACATGCCAGACTTTTGACAGGAATTGGGGTTTCGGCCAAGTTTATTCACCTTACCTAGACGTTTACGTAGGCATGATCCAAAGATTTATCGGTTATCTCGTGGACCTAATGGTCACGCATTATTAGGTGCTACTTACGAGGCGACAATACTCCCGGATTCCTTAATTGAGAATCTAGATGAGATTTCACCCGGTATAAAAGCCCAAATAATGAAGATCCGTGATTCAAGACTCCTCGAATATACAAATTTCCTTAAATACGTGGTTGAAAAACCACGAAACTTATTCAGAAAGCTTAGTTGCTTTCCGGACAAGGAAGGGAAACAGCGTATTATCGGAGTTTTAGATTACTGATCTCAGATGGCTCTAAAACCTTTGCATACATACCTAACGAACACCTTAGGTAAGATTAAACAAGACTGTACCAAAGACCAAGGAAAGTTCTCTAGTCTAATACTCGGTAGCCCGGTCTATTACAGTGTCGATTTGACAGCTGCAACAGATAGGTTTCCTATTGAGATAATTAAACAGTTACTTTCCCGTCAGTTGCCAAAATGCTTTGTCGAGGCTTGGGCGAAAGTGATGGTAGGCTATCCATTCGAATACCGTGGACAGAATATTGCTTATTCTGTCGGTAACCCGATGGGTGCTTATTCATCCTTTAACTCCTTCGCCTTGACTCACCACTACTTAGTATATCACTGTTGTAGGGAATTAGGTATCTCCTGAAAAGGATTACGTTATGCCTTACTAGGTGATGATATAGTTATTGGTGATGCTTCGGTAGCGGAATTATATATGAAAGTACTTCGTAGCATACATGTAGACTTTTCTCCGGCAAAGACTCATAAGAGTGATAAGTTCTTTGAGTTTGCGAAGAGAGTTTTCTACTGTGAAAACGAAGTTACACCATTCCCAATATCTGCACTGTTAAGTCGTGGTAAAGGAGTTTATGCCCTTACCCTTCTTATCAGAAAAGCCAGAGAACGGGGATGAGATTTCATTGAAACAGGGTCTATGGTTCATAAATATTTCGCCATGGTTCTAGAGTTCAAATCTAGTTATCGTAAGAAGCTAGAAAAGAACGCTAGGGCATTCGATTCCCTATTATCACTAATAGGTGGTATTGTTCCTGCTTATACAGTCTTTAATGACATGTTAAGGAAGAATAGTCTACCTGAATATTTCAATGAAGGCAACATCGATAAATATAAAAATTTATACGGATTGTCTATACTTGATTTACTCAAATCGAGTGTTTCTGAATTCATGATTGCCACTCCAACGCATTCCGAAAGAACTTTAACGAGATCTTCCGAAATTGTTTCGAAGTACATTCCATGATTCATGAAAGCCATGGACAAATATCCTGAACTGATTTTCCACTGTGATTTCGCACTAAGTTCATCTCCTCTTTACCAGGCTTTCTTAACCCTGGAGGAGGAAATCATTGATGAACAAACGAAGATCAGCGGTATCATGGTCAGCACCGATTCATCTATTGGTAAATCCGATCTGAAGCCTAAGATGAACAAGAAGAGTCTTAATGATCTCCTTGATCTTAATAAGTCTTCGGATAAAATTATCAATAGCACGCGAGAGTTCTTCTTAATACTCGAGAAGAAGGTTCTTAATGCTTACAATGATAGGCATATCGAAGAGTTTATGGCCTCTAGTATCTTTAGTAAATTAAAGGTACGAAAGTCATACTCATCAGATATAGATTATCATGATAAGATTAAGGCCATATTCCCAAGTTAGACAGAGCCTCGGTAGCGCCGCTATCGGCTAAATATTATAAGGTCTACAACAGCTCATAACTACCATTAAAATGGATAAGATGCGAGTGCTGAGCCTTTAAATATGATGCCAGTAGCGGATGTTGGAACTGCCTCATGTAGACCACATGAGGACCTCTCTAAATTAAGCCTTGAGAGGATTATCTCG